TTGGTGTTTTCTCCAATAATGAGATTTTAAATAAAGCGTGTGAAATAATTATTAATCGGCTTGCTGAGTTAGATACTATTATTGAAACAGATGAAATAAAAATTGAACGTTCTTTAAATACTATGGAGAATAGTTTTGATATTATTCTTGAAAATGAAGATTATACTATTGGTAAAATAATAGAGTATATGCTTTATGCTAAATACTTTCAGTCTATGAAAACAATCAGTTTTTGTGGATTTAAAAAGATGCATCCACATGATACCGAAAGTATTATTCGGGTTGCTTATAATGAAGCAATTGATAAATCTGGCATAAAACAAAATTTAAAAGAATGTGTTGTGGAAGCTATCCAGGTTTTTCAAAAAATCAAAAAAGAATTTTTAAAAATGATGAAAAATTAAAGATATTATTTATAAAAATATTATTTGTTATTAACATTTTAATTTGTAATTATTCGTTTATTTAATTTTTTTTATAAATAAAATAGTTATATGGATAAGGTTAGTGTAATAATACCGACTTATAATAGATTTCATTTTTTAATGAATTGTTTAAATTCTATTAAATCACAAACATATAAAAATATAGAAATTATTGTAGTTAACGATTGTTCTAGTGAAAATGAATATTATAATTACGATTGGGAGAATGTAAAAATTATTCATTTAGAAAAAAATAGTAAAAAAATATTTAGATATCCATGTGTTGGTTATGTACGTAATGAAGGAATTAGTGTTGCTGAAGGAAAGTATATTGCCTTTTGCGACGATGATGACATTTGGTTTCCAAATAAATTAGATTTACAAATAAAAGCAATGAAAGAATCAGGTTGTAAAATGAGTTTTACAGATGGATTAATTGGTAATGGAGAATATAATGAAAATAAAAGATATAATAAATATAATTCTGAATATTATCATGATTTGTTAAAAAAAAATATTTATGAATGTGAAGAAAATAAAGAAAATGATTTATTAAAAACTAAATTTCCTAAAATATGGGATTTAAACTTTATTAAAATACATAATTGTATTACTTGTAGTTCAGTTGTAATAGAAAAATCAATTTTAGATAATATAAATGGTTTTAAAAATATGAGACCGCCAGGTGAAGATTACGATTGTTGGTTAAGAGTGTTAGAACATACAGATTCTATTTATTTGTCAGAACCATGTTTTTATTATGATAATAATCATGGTTATGGTAAACAATACTAATAATCTATTTTGTACCAATCTGGAAAATGTAAATTTCTATTTGTTATATCTGTATTATTGAAACAAAGTACTTTTTTTTCTTTATTTTTAGCAACAGCTAAATAAGCTATCCATAAATGAAATGTGCTTTCACTTAAAATAAAATTATCACATTCAATACCACAGTAAATTTGAACAATATCATTTTCATCTACTTCAATACAATTATATGAATCATCTAAATTCAAAAGTTCACTTGTATTTTTAACGTCCGATATAATAAAAATATTTTTGATTTCAATTCCAGATGATTTATAAAATTCTAATGCTTTTTTATACGATTCAATTGTAATTATATTTTTTCTATGTTCAAAATCTTGACCAAATCTAACTCCTATACAAACACTATTGGTATTTTCAATAGGAGGATATTTATTTTGAATGTATTTTATAATTTCAGGATCATTTAAATACAAATATTTTGGAATTTCATTCAAGTATTCATAAAATAAATGTATATTTTGAGAAAAACCATCTATTTTTATATCTCTACCTTCCGGATCAATCCTGATATCAGAAAAATAGTTATGTACAGTTATACTATTTTTATTTTCACAATCGTCAAATATAAATTCCTTCAAGATAGATTCATCATAAGTTTTATAATTATTATTTCCTTCTTTAATCATTTTTTCTCTTCCAAACATAATACTAGTTCCATAACATATAGAATATGTCTTTTTCAAAATAATAGTGTAATTATATTTTTCAGCATAATAAATAGCAGCAGCAATTTGAAATAATATGTTTCCTAATCCACAACCGTCAATGCCATGAACATGAACAAACATTTATATAAAGTAATAAATATTTATTATTTTATATTTATTACTTAAATTAAATATTTTTATTAAATATTTTAACATAATAATTATTTTTCTATTGTTATTCAAATGACAAAAATAAGATATAATTATTTTTATATTTTTTTAGTAATTATGCTAATAATATTTTTTATTATTTTCAATAGTTATACTAAAAAATCAATTTACAAAGAAGGATATAGAGGATGGAGATGGGGACCCGGATTTAGAGGAGTTGGTTGGCGTGGAAATACTTTTAACTAAGAATTATAAATCTAAAATAAAATTAAAAAACAATAACTGGTTCTTCTATATTTTCAGTCTTTATTGTATCAACATTTCTTTTTCTCATTGGATAATTTATTGAAAACATTAGTTGTGATGGATGAAGCGAATTTACGTATTTAATGACTAGAGTATTATTAATAAATAATTTTTTTTCTCTTAATTCTGATAAATATTTTTGATGTAGTTTAAACATATGACTCCGATATTGTTCTGAAAATTCAATCAATGGTTTTTCTTTCTTTATATAACAAGAAAGATAATTACTAAAAAGTGTATTGGTAAATAAATGAACTTGGTCTCTAAATTGTGAAAAAATCTTTTTTGATTCCGGATAGTAATTTAAATAATCTACCACTTTTCCTTCATTTCTTAAAACTAAATATTGATATTGTAATTTTGGTTGATTACCTTTAAGTTGTCTAACTTGCTCATAAACAGGATTTCGTATTTTACATCTTTCGCCTGTTTTTCTGCTATAAATAACAACTCCTAAAATATTATAGGGTGTATTCATGGAAGCATATTTTTCAATTAGTTCAGAATAATTTTTAAATGAATACTGTTCTGGAAATTTTATAGTTGTATTTTTCCATGAATTATATTCTTTTACAACACTCATATTTGCTGGAAATACATTTACTATACCTATTTGTTCTTTTTCTTTTTTTATTTGTGTGATTAAATAAACGGCAACTAAATATAGTTGTGGTTTAAAAAAAGGAACAACAATACGATTTTCAGGATGTTGAAGAACAAAACTATAACTATAATCTCGATTTAACATATCTAAATTTAAATTATTGGCAGTAACAGCTTCTAAAAACATCGTTCGAAATGTTTTGGCATTATTATATTTATAAAAACTAGTTTCGGCACCTACACTATTGCGTGTAGCAATTTCCCAACATCCAGTTAAACCACAATTTTTGTCCCAAAATACATTTATCATGGTACCCTCCACAAATTCTTCAACAATTAAATTTTCATCACTATTGTCATAATTTATTATAAACTCATCACTTGAAATAGACTTCGGTGGAGAAAAAGATAAAACTTTATTTTCACTGTTCAAAATTACAGAACGACATAAACCATATGTAGGAATAAGTGAAGTACTTAAAATATTCTTATTATAACGGATTACCTTATATTTATTATTTTTCACTTCACATTCACGTTTATTTAGTATATTTAAATCAGTTATTTCATTGTTATTTATTAATTGATTAAATTCAGGAATAGATGTTAAATCATAATATACGCTACCAATCATTTGAAATCTCTTTACTATTTATTTAATATCTCAATATCTCTTTAACTATCTTTTTTTAAATTTATAAACATAAATTAAACTTAAGTATAAAAATTTCTACAATAAATATAGAAACAAATGATGGCAAACGAATTTATAAAAGAAAAATTTATAAATATACAGTTAGGAGATATTATTAAAATAATAGATTCAGAAAATGAGACTCTGAATGAAAATACTTTTTTCATAGACTACATTGACGATAAAGAAATAAAATTAATGAATGTAGATACTTTACAATTAATTAACTTGAATATTAATCCAAATAAAAGTATTGGAAACGGAACTATAAAATCCATTATTATTTTAAGTCGTAGTAATGAATTAGGATACGCAAGACAAAATGGTCTTTTACCTGGTATATGGATAAATATTTATTTTGGAGGGATGGTTCCATTAGTTATTACAGGTGAAATTACTAATTTAGAAGAAGATATGATTGAAATTAAAAGTTTTCCAGAAAATAACATTTTATATATAAATTTTGATTACAAAGGAATTCCAGAAGATATTCCTATACAAAATATTGAAATACGATGTAAACCTGAAATAGAAGAGGTGAAGGAAATTCCAATCGAAAAAGAAGAAGATGTTGAAGTAGAGCATCCTGAAGAAGAACATGTTGAAGAAAAACATGTTGAAGAAGAAAAAGAAGAAGAAGAAGTTGATAAGCTAAAAGAAAATACACCAATAAAAGAAACAGAAACTTCTGAATATTTATCTTCTATAAATAATTCAAATTTAAATGTAAAAGATAAAATAAGAGAGTTTGTTTTAAAAGCTGACCAAATTCAATTTGGTAAAGAAGAATTCGGACCAATTTCCCAACTTGTTGATGTTTCAATTCAAAAACAACGTTATAGTATTGAAACTCAAGCGAATGATCTATTGGACGATTTATTATCTACTATTCCTAATTCTCAACGTACATCCAAAGTGCTTAATAATATACATATCATGATTGAACGATTTAAACAATTACGAATAAAGTACTCTATTTTTAACGAATATGGAAATATTGAAGGCCCAATGAAACACGAATATACATGGAAACCATTAAAAGATTATTTCCAAAATTTTAATAAATTATTATATTGGATTTTACCAGTAGTCAAAAATATCAAAAAAGTTTATAATTTATCGGAATCAGAAGAAGAAATTAGTGATATTCAAAATTTAGATACAATAGAAAGCATTAATAAAATGGCGGGTATAATTGAAACATACAAATCATCTAATTTACCAATGGAACAAAATAAATATATTAATTTATTCTCAGAATTAAGTTCGTATTTTACGCCATTTGACTCTATATCATCAGAATTAAATCAAGATATTATTTATGAAAAAGAAGTAGAAACAGAAATTTCTACTATTATTGATAATTTATCCGATTTTTATTCATCCGTTGCTAAAAATTCTGATATTAAAACAAGACGTTTTGTAATGAGTAAATATAATACTGGTTTGTCTCGATTAAACGCAACTAATTTATCTGGAAGTAGAATGTTGGCACAAAGAGTAATGCTCACCAACCCTGATTTATTAGAAATAAAATCGTTTATTACATTACCGGAATCTACAATTCGTTTTTCTAAAATAAATTTACCTGGAACTTCTATTCTTGAAAGAGCAAACTTTAATAATATATTTTTAAATTATTGGCAGCTTTTAACTAAAAAAACAAATGTAAATTCTGTTTTTATTGATAAACTAGATAAAGATTTAGAAATCGATGAAAATCATTTTTTGAATGGAATCAAAAATTTTGTCTTGAATATTTCCGATGAAGATAAAGGGATTTTATCTAAATCAGAAATTTATGAAAAATTTATTAATGTCATTACGCCAACAACACTAACTCTTTTTAATGTTATTAAAAAATATATACACGGTAAATTATCCATTATGGATGTTGTTAACTACATGGAACCATTTTTAATTTATTCAGATGATTTAACATTTAAACAGTATCAAGCAATAATATCATTTATATCTCAAGAAATATTCAAGTTTAATAAAACCTTACCCGAAAAACATCGATTATTTTTAAAAATGATGAGACTTTTTTCTTCAAAAGATTTATCTTTTCAAGCATTTTCAGTAACTAATATTCTGTCAAATAAAGACAATTTGAGAGAAAATGTCCTTGATAGTTATGATTTTTATGATTTAAAAGCCAATATTTTTACTAATTCTGAAAATTTAAGAAAAATAATTGTGAAAGATTTTGGACATTTGTATTATAATGCTATTTCTATTGAAGGTTTTCCTCTTGTATTCAGTAATGATCTGGAACCAATTTTTGATGCTGAAAAAGATAAACTAAATAATAAATTACAATCAAAGGACGATAAAAATACATGTAAAAATTATGTTGTAGCAAAACAATATTCTACTTTGGAGGATTTGCTAACTGATAATAATGTAGATATTTATTTTGATAAAAAATTCGATAATACCAAATATAGTCTTTTAGATGAATTTCAAAAAGAACTTGTCACTATGACTCCCGAAGATTTTTTTACTTTTCTTGTTAGTAAGCTTATGGTAAAACTTAGGTTAAAAGAAGAGGAAGCTGAGTATTTGGCAGATACATTAATTACTGGAGTAAAAAAAGTATTGGATGGTCAATACGCTATTATTTATCACATTAATAATGTCAATGAAACATTGATTGACTATTATGTAAGAAATCATAATAAATGGGAACTGGACGAAAAAGCAAATAAAGATTTATTTACTGCTAATCAAAATATTTTATGTAATTTCCAAGAAAAATGTATTAGTATCCCAGAAAAAAATAATGTTTTAGGTACAGATGATAAATGTATTTCTCTCGATAGAAATGAAACTCAACTGAAAGAAAAATTTGTAAAAGATATTATTAATGAATTTGACGAAAAATATCTTGAATCCAAAGAAATTTATGAAAAATTTATTCGTGAAAAATATAATTATTATCAATCCGTATTTCCAATGCTAAATCAAATAGAATTAGATAATTTACTAAAATATAATAATCAAAAATTTAGATTAGGAGCAGCAAATTTAGAGGAAGAAAAACCACTAGTTGTATCTCCTTATTTCAAATTACGTGATTATATTCTAGGTCAACAAGATTTTACTAAAAAACAAAATGATATTGTTCGGTTTGTTAGTAATTTTACGAGAGAAGCCTATTTGAATATAATAGGTCCATTAGGAGAACAAGAAACCATGTATTGGCTATACTGTAATCAAACCAACGTAAAATTACTTCCTAGTTTTATTTACAATTTAGCTTCTTGTTTTATTAATAATTATGATAATTACAATACTTTTATGGATTTGACGATTAAAGAAATTGGTACCTTAAGTGACGATGGTGATGCTTGGGTAGATAAACATAGTGGTTATGTAATTAAAAAAATAGATTTTGATGTTGAAGAAGGATATGAAGAAGGAGGATTTAAAATAAAGTCAAGAGATGTTTTAGAACAGGATTTAGGCGATACTGTTTTTAGTGCTTCTAAAAATGATATTAAAATTACATCTCCACAAAGTAAAATGATTTCAAATATTATTACTACACTCTCCATGAACATGGGGATTAATATGGATACTCAAAAAGAATTCATTATAAGTACAGTAAATGCCGTTTTATCGGAAAATCTTCCAAGTGAAAGTTCTTATAAGAAAAAAATCCAAGAAATGGCAAATAAAGGTAAAAATATTCCGTCTTATAAAGAATTATATAATTCATTTGTACTTTATTTCTCTCTAGGTATGTATTTAATTGGAGTTCAAACTAGTATTCCTTCGATAAAAACAAGAAAAACATATCCAGGATGTGTGCGTTCGTTTGTTGGTTATCCATTAGAAGGTGCAGGAGACCTTAGTAGTTTACAATACTTGGCTTGTATAGCGCATAAAATTAGAGGACCTATTGATCCTTGGTCAGTATTACTTCGTAAAAAAGAGACGGATATTTCTGGAAAAATAAAAGAATATATGGATAGATTTTTACTTAGTATTCCAGAAGTTATTCAAAAAATGAAGGAAAAAACCGAATTTTTATTGACAGAACCTGCTGATGTAATATCCAAAGAACACAATATATTTAACTGGAAAAACTTTTTGCCTCCACTTGTACCAATAAAAATGAAGAATTTTAATTCTATTTCTTCTGAATTTAAAAATAAACTAACACAAAATTTAAAAAGCGGCTCAAGAAGTCAGAGAGAAGATATATTAGTTATTGAATCTAAAATTATTTATTTCTCTCTTTCCCTTCAAGAAAAAATCCAAAATATTCTTCAAAAAGAAAAATTAATTCTTTCAAATGCAGCAAATGAACCTTATCTTGAAAATGCTTGTTGTATTGAAAAAGGAGAATATACTACTATTCGTTATTTTGAAGAGAGAAATAAGGAAATTGAACCTATTAATCAAACCGTTTTTCAATTATCTTCTATTTTAATAGATATTAAACAAATTTCACAGGCAATATTATTTTCAACCAAAGTAAATACAAAAAATATTTATCCTTCTTTAAATACCGATTTTAACGAAGAAACGATTTACTTGGCATTCATCAAATATTGCCATTTTAATTCTTTATTACCTGTAAATGAAAATTTAATTTCTCTCTGTTCTGAAAAACCAGATTATTTAGTAGAAAATGATTCTATTTCAGAGATGATTCGAAAGCTAAAATCAGATGGAAGAAATTACAATAATGCTTCTTTTTTAAGATTGTTACAAATAGTTGGAAAAGAAAAAATCATTAATATAAATTTAGATCCAGTAACTACTACAACTATTCAGAAATTTCGTGACATTTTAGAATTAATTTCTTTAGAAAAAGATAAAATTCTGGATTCTATTTTAATAAAACTTTTGAATAATGTCATGGATACATTTGATATTGTTTCTGGTGTAATCAGTGATGAAACAAAAGCACTTAATAATTACTTGATTAAATCAAATGATTCTGTTAAAAAAGATGTTTTAGAATATATTAAAAAAAATAGTAATGCTGATAAAAAAGACATTAAAATAGTAGATAATTTCTTGAATACTCAAACTGAATGGGAATCGGATAAAAATATAAGAGGCGAAGAAATAAAAATTTCCGACGACTCCCTTTATAACGGTATTCAATTTTTCAAATCTTATATTCAAAACTTGACCGATATATTTCCCAATATTATTTTAAATAAAGTAAATTACAATAATTCTGAAGTACCTAAATACTGGGGTTTATCTGATTATCATAATAATGATATTAAGTCTATTATTAAAGAATATTACATAGATTTACAAAAATTTTATAGTGATAGTTCGCTAATTAGTGTTTTAAATGAAATACAAGTTATTTGTAAAAATCTAGTTATTTTATCCAAAGAAACTCCATCTTTTACATCGATTAAATATAAAGAAAATATTTTGAAACCTATTTTTGATGAAAGAACAAGTAAATTATTATTTGAATTTTACTTTTTGAAAATTATTGATATTTACATGAAACTTTCTGAAGATCAAAATATGGTGGTGAAAGAAGTAAAAAAACCTATTGATGAAGATGAATTATTTTCTGTGGATTATTTAGAGGATAATATTACAAACACTAGCAACTATGTTACAGAGCAAACTATTTTTGATAAAAGAATTATTAAAGGAAATAAAAAAGAATTACGTCAAAAGGTATCTAATTTAATTATTTCTTATATTCGAATAATGAGTGAGCATAAAAATTTAATTAATACTTCTTATGATTTAGTGATGGATCGTGTTTTTAAGTTAAAGGAAAAGGAGAAAAATATGTTTACAGATCGTTTGAAAAGTATATCAGATGAAGAACGTAATGTAGATACGATATTAAAAATAAATAAGTTGGGTGTTTGGAGTAAAGGTCTTCAGAAAGGTCTAACAACATATGTGAAAGAAAATTATGATGACGAAAGAGATTTTGCTGATAAAATGAATCAATATGAAAAAATTCTGACATCTAAGAATAAAAATATAACGTCTAATAATGTACAACAATATTTAGATGATTTTTTGGAAGAAATGGATGCTGACTTAGAGACGGAGAAAGAAGCATATGATATGAGTGATATGATTGGGGATTATGATGACGGAAATTTTGAAGGAGATGAGTTAGAGGAGAATGATTATTATGATGATAATTAAGATATGTAATGTACCCTTTTGTATAAATATTTTTTATTGTGAAAAATATTTATTTTATTTATGAATTATTATCGATTGAACTTTCATTATTTTGTGTTTCATTATTTTTAGCATTTTCCAATGACTTGTTTATAAAATAATTGATTGGCATCCTAGAATTCATTATCTCTTCTTCGCTTAAATGTTCAAGTGATCGATATACTTCATTTACTAGAATTAATAATGGTTGATAATTTCTTACAATATTACAGTAATTTTCATATGGAAAATAAAGATAATTTTCAACACAATTATACCAACGTACTGGATAAATATTATCTATACCATCTATTAATTCATAATTATTAAATAACTCTGGTTTTGTTGAATCGAAATTACAAAGGATTTTTCCGCCTAACTCACACCATGAAATATCAAGTTTCTTTTCATTCATTACTTCTAAAATTGTCCTTTTCCATTCCAACATTAAAAGAGTTCCTGGTTTACTTCCAAAAAGGCCATTACAAATAGCGTTTGTATTATCCAGATTTTTAGTTTCTCTTATAAAAAATCCATCACTGCAACTATTCATTTTTTCAAAAAGACTATCTAAAGATTCTATAACTAAAGTATCACTGTCTAGCCAAATACCTCCATAGTCACAAATAACAGATACTCTTACATAATCGGCTTGAAACGCAGGACGTAAATGATAAAAAAAATCAGGGATATAAGGTACGTAATTTTTAACATTTTCATGATTAATAAGGTGAACTTTATATCCATTTCCCGATTTTGAATGTAAATAAATTAACCTTCTTAGAATAGTAATTAATTTAAAATCATTTCCAACCCAGTATAAAAATACATTATTTTCATTAGTATTTATAGAATTTTTTGTGTTAATGTCTGACATTTATAATATATAATAAATATTTTTATGTTTATTATTTATCTTAAATAATAAACATAAATAATAATAAATTATACAATATAATATATTTTATTATTCATAAATATTTTTCGTAAATTAAGTATTATAAATAAATTTATTTATAATAAAATAATAAACGAATGTGTGGAATTGTAGCAGCTATAACAAAAGATAATATATCTACAAAAAAATGTATTGATATTCTTTTTGATGGTCTAATTCAAATTCAAAATAGGGGTTATGATTCAGCAGGAATATGTAGTATAAACAATAATAACAATTTTGTTTTAGATAAATTCGCTTCAGAAAAACAAATAACATCCTTGGATAAAATAAAAAAATGTTTAGTTAACCATGATAACTCAACTGTTGGAATTTCTCATACCCGTTGGGCAACACATGGTCCTAAAACAGACGTAAATTCCCATCCACATACAAGTATGGATAATAAATTTTCTGTTGTTCACAATGGCATAATTGAAAACTATAAGGATTTAAAAGAAATGCTTCTTCAAAATGGATACATATTTGTTTCTCAAACAGATACTGAAGTAATTGTTCAATTACTATCATTTATTTATAAAAAAAACAAAAATATTTTAGATTCCATAAATGAAACAATGAAATTATTAAATGGAACTTGGGGATTAGCAATTCTTTGTACAGATAGCCCAGATACAATTTATTGTACAAGACACGGTAGTCCACTTTTAGTTAGTAATAATGAAGATTATGCTATTGTATCATCTGAACAGTCAGGCTTTTCAAACTATGATAAAAATTATTTTGTTTTAAAAAATCACGATATTTGTATTTTAAAAAAAGAATTTAATAAAATTACTGTAAAAACGAATTATTCATACGAGTTGAAAAAAATAAACGTGTCTTTTACTAATAACACACCATCCCCATACCATCATTGGACACTTAAAGAAATTTATGAACAAAATGAAAGTATCAATAGAGTTATAAGTTTTGGAGGACGTTTATTATCTTTAGAAGAAGTAAAACTTGGCGGTTTAGAAACATGTAAAGAAAAATTACTGAAAATCGATAATTTAATTTTATTAGGTTGTGGATCTTCTTATAATGCCGGATTACTAGGTTCTTATTATTTCAAAGAATTGTGTAATTTTAATTGTGTTTTAACTATAGACGGTTCTGAATTTAATAAAAATGATATTCCTAAAATTGGAGTAACTGGATTAATATTTTTATCACAATCAGGAGAGACAAAAGATCTATACAGGTGTATAAAAATAGCAAACAAAGAAAATTTAATTACTATTGGAATTGTAAATGTAGTTGATTCTTTAATTGCTAGAGAAGTAGATTGTGGTTGCTATTTAAATGCCGGGAGAGAAGTAGCAGTAGCATCTACTAAATCTTTTACGTCACAATGTGTGATGTTATCTATGGTTGCTATTTGGTTCTCTCAAAATAAAAAAATTAATTGTGAAAAAAGATTCAAGTTTATTAAAGATTTATATAATTTACAAATGGATATTATAAATTTATTATTTAAATTAGAAGAAAATGTATCTGAGAATATAATAAAATTATTTAAACATTCAAGTTGTTTTATTTTAGGAAAAGGTAAATCAGAAGCAATAGCGAGAGAAGGAGCATTGAAAATAAAGGAAATATCTTATATTCATAGTGAAGGTTGTTCTACTTCAAGTTTAAAACATGGTCCATTTGCCTTGTTGTGTGAAGATTTTCCAGTAATAATGCTATCAACCAATAATGATGATTATATTTCTGTTGAAAATATTTATAATGAAATTAAATCTAGAAATGCCAAAATAATTTTTATCACGAATGATGAAAAATGTTTTGATAATGGAGATAAAGAACATGTATTGTTAATACCACAAAATAAATCATATAATGAGTTGTTATCCGTTTTATATTTACAAATGATAGCATACAAGTTATCTTTAAGCAAAAAAATTAATCCTGATTTTCCTAAAAATTTAGCAAAGGTTGTTACAGTTTAGTTAAAAACCATTCATTTTTTAACTATTATAAACAAATTATTATAATTTAATAATTTGTTTATCATTATATATAAAATAAATATGTATAAATCCTTTATTCAAAAAAATACAACTTTAATATCGATTATTTTATTCATCATTATTTTTGCTTTTATTCAATTACTAAAACCATCTTTTTTATACAATAATGACGGAAGTATTCGAGAATTTGGCATTGGTTATAAAAATAAAACTATTTTACCAATTTGGCTACTTTCGATTATTTTAGGAATATTATGTTATGTATTTGTTTTGTTTTATGTGAATCATGTAAAATCATTTTAGGGATAAAGATTATGATGTAGATTACAAATTTTTAATTTGTTAACGTATAAACAGTATTATTAGCATTTGATGAAGCAGCTTTTTCTATTGCTTTATCCTCTTGTTCCTGAAAATTCTGGTAATTTTTCTGCATAGTTGCTAAATCATTAATACATCCTCTTGAAGTAATGCTAAACTGAACGATAGAAATTAATATTATTCCTGTATAAATATACCACATTCCTTCTCCAATATTTTCTCTCACATAAGAAAGTTCCAATAGTTTATTTCTCATAGTAACAGCATTTTCACCATCTAGATACTGGGTTTTCATTAAAGGTTTTAATAAATCCCAAAATTGAATAAAATTTGCTGGAACAATTTTATTAATCAAGAGAGACATATTTCCAGTTAGCTTAGTTACTAAACTTGCTGTGGCTTTCAAAGCGTCTAACTTTTTAGCATCACCTTCTGATGATGTTTCAATTTCTTTATAAACTTCGGCATTTACTAGTAATTCATCCAAAAGTTTTTTTGCTGATCCGGAAACATAAAAGTAACCAACTACATCCGAAAATGCACTTTTAAAACCTGGAAACATAATTAATAATACCATTATAGTTCCAAAAATAAAAAACCATGGTATAAATGTCATTAATGCCGAGGTTTTTAAATTGGCAGATACATTTCCACCACAACTAGAAGTAATTATATAAGTATTTAAACAAAATTGAACTATTAAAACTAATAAAAAGTATATAATCATATTAAGAAGATTTGATTTAGTGTAATTTTTTATTAGTGTATCTGAAGTTAAAATATCATAAGTTATTTTAGGTTTTAATACAAAAAAATAAAATATAGTCGTCAAGAAAAAACAAATAATATTTATATAACTATTCATATAATTATTGTGTATAATTTATTTTAGTATAATAAAAGTATTTATTATGAATTTTGAAGAATATTCTAAACCAGTTTTGATTGAACCTGGAGTGAAATATTTTTTGAGTGAAACATTAAAACAATGTAATGAATTTAAAAATAAATATAATAATATCTTGTTCAATATTTCATTATTTATTTTTTTCTTGTTTCTTTTAGGGATTATTCTTTTATATAAATACAAAGGTAGATTAACGCCTGTAGAAAAAGAAATACAAAATCGGCAAAAACAGCAATATATATTAGAAAAAATAAAGAATTTTCAAGAAGCTAAAAGACAAGCTTCACAAGATTTAATTAGTGGTTTACCTACATGGGAAAACGAATTTGACTTGATTCATAAAAACAACTTATAATGTAATTTATAAAAAATAGTATTTAAATAATAATGTCTCAAAAATATATAATGTTGGAGGAAAAAGAGAATG